ACTTCTTCCAATATAAAGGTAAACAAAAACCTTTAAATCTATGTATTGATAGTGATGCGGCAGAATGGTTAACATTAACAAAAGGTTTCCATATGGATAAAAACGCAAGTGGTATTACAATACCAAATGTGTTTGTAACAAGTGGTACACCGGCGTTCTTCTGTGGTGATGCACCATTTACTTCAGACCCTGATGACCCTGAAAATCCTTACTATAGAATTTTTGCTCGTAAATTTACTTTACTTGTTAAAGGAGGTTTTGATGGATGGGATATCTACAGAGAATTTAGAACAAATACTGATAGATTTGTATTAGGTAGAGCAGGTTATTTAAAAGGTGCTTGTCCAACACCAAGATACCCTACCGCAACAGGTTGGGGTGCGTTCAAACAAATTAGTGTGGCGGGTAATACTCAAGATTTTGCTAACACCGATTATTACGCTTATTTATTGGGTCAAGAAACATTTGCAAATCCTGAAGCAGTAAACATTAACGTGTTTGTTACACCGGGTATTGATTATGTTAATAACTCTAATTTAGTTGAAAATGCTATAGATATGATTGAATATAGTAGAGCGGATTCATTGTACGTTTGTACAACACCTGACTACAATATGTATGTTCCTTCAACGGGTAATCAATTAGATTTTATTTACCCACAAGAGGCGGTAGATAACTTGGCGAATTCAGGTATTGACTCTAACTATACCGCTACTTATTACCCTTGGGTATTAATGAGAGATACAGTTAACAATACTCAAATTTACTTACCGGCAACGGCTGAAGTAACAAGAAACTTAGCGTTAACCGATAACATCGCATTCCCTTGGTTCGCAGCTGCGGGTTATACAAGAGGTATTGTAAATGCGGTTAAAGCGAGAGTTAAATTGACACAAGAAAATAGAGATACTCTATATCAAGGTCGTTTAAATCCAATCGCAACGTTCTCTGATGTTGGAACTGTAATTTGGGGTAATAAAACTCTTCAAGTTAGACAATCAGCTCTTGACAGAATCAACGTAAGAAGATTATTACTTCAAGCACGTAAATTAATATCTGCAGTTTCTGTTAGATTATTATTTGAACAAAACGATGCTAAAGTAAGACAAGACTTCTTGGATTCAGTTAACCCAATATTAGACTCTATAAGAAGAGATAGAGGTCTTTATGATTTCCGTGTAACAGTTTCGTCAGACGCAGCTGATTTAGACAGAAATCAAATGACAGGTAAGATTTATATCAAACCAACCAAATCGTTAGAATTTATAGACATTACGTTCTATATTACTCCAACAGGAGCTTCTTTCGAGAATATATAATAATAAAAATTATGACCCATTGTAATAGTGGGTCATAATTAAGCCAAATAACAAATTATGTTAAATAATAAAATTGTAGAAGGTATTGATGAGTTTGGTGCTCCGGATGAAAAATATTATGCGTTTGATTGGGACGATAATATAGTTTCAATGCCAACAAAAATAATATTAAAAGATGAAGATGGTGATGAGGTAGGAATGTCTACTGAAGATTTTGCAACTTATAGAGAAGAGATTGGTAAAGAACCATTTGAATTTGACGGTCATACTATAGTTGGATTTTCAGAAGACCCTTTTAGATATTTTGGAGTTAAAGGAGATAAACAATTTATTGTTGATTCTATGTTAGCAAAACCGGGTCCTGCTTGGCCTGATTTTGTTGAGTCGATTAATAATGGGTCTATATTTTCAATTGTTACCGCTAGAGGACATACACCATCGGTAATTAAAGATGCTTGTTATAATTACATTGTTTCAAATCTCAATGGTATTGATTCAAACGAATTAGTAAAAAATTTAGAAAAATATAGAGATTTAGATGATGAAGATAATGTTTCTAAAAAAGAAATGATTAAAGAATATTTAGATTTATGTCGATTTTATCCTGTAAGTTATGGAGAAGGTTCGGCAACAAATCCGGAGGAAGGAAAAATTGAAGCTTTAAAAGAATTTGTTCAATATGTTAAAGCAATGTCTCAACATATACAAAAAAAGGCGTTTTTAAAAAATAAAATAAATAATTATTTTGTCCCAAAAATAGGGTTTTCAGATGACGACTTAAAAAATGTGGATGTAGTAAAGAAACATTTTGAAAAAGACCCTGAAAATATTATTAAAACTTATTCTACAGCAGGAGGAATAAAAAAAGAATATTAAATACTTATATTAAAATAGAATTAAATAAAAAAAACTAGAATAAAAAAACTAGTATTAAATAAACTAGACTGGATTATAATGATAATCAATTAAATTATAAAAGTCAAGAAATATATTTTTTAAATAGAGATATTTATTAAATAAAGATAAATAAAAATAAAATTAAAAACAATTTGAAATGGCTGATTTATTAATGAAAATGCCCATACCTTACGAACCTAAAAGACAAAATAGGTTTATTTTACGTTTTCCTTCAACACTAGGAATTAATGAATGGTTCGTAGAATCGGCAGCAAGACCAAAAATAACAATTAATCCGGTAGCGATTCCTTTCTTAAATACTGAAACTTATGTTGCGGGTCGTTTTACTTGGGGAACTATTAGTGTTAAATTCCGTGACCCAATTGGACCTTCAGCTTCTCAAGCTCTTATGGAATGGGTACGTTTATGTGCTGAGTCAGTAACTGGTCGTATGGGATATGCTGCGGGATATAAGAAAAACATTGACCTTGAGATGTTAGACCCAACAGGTGTTGTTGTGGAAAAATGGATATTAGAGGGGACTTTCTTGTCTGATGTCAACTTTGATTCTTTGGGGTATAGTACAGATGCGTTAGCAACAATATCAGCAACACTTCGTATGGATAGATGTATATTAGTTTACTAAAATAATACTTTATATTTAAATTTAAGAATCCACATATTAAAAATATGTGGATTTTTTATTAACTATTTATAAAAAATGATATGTCGTTATTATTTATAATAAAAACAAAGTTATATGGATGAGAGTTTAATAAATGCAGGTACAGAAAATTTCACATTACCACATGATGTGGTATCATTACCAAGTGGTGGAATTTTTTATAAATCTAAAAAAAAATCAGTTAAAGTTGGTTATTTAACGGCGTCTGATGAAAATTATTTAGTTGGTGCTATATCAGGTAAAGAAAATGTTGTATTAACATTATTAAGAAATAAATTATATGAACATGATTTACGTCCTGAAGAATTATTAGATGGGGATGTAGAGGCAATTTTAATATTTTTAAGAAACACTTCTTTTGGTTCTGAATATACAGTTAATTTAACTGACCCACAAACTAACAAACAATTTTCTCACACAGTTATATTAGATGAGTTAAATATCAAAAAATCTCAACATCAACCTGATGAAAATGGGTTTTTTACTACAGTATTACCTAAAACAGGTACTACTGTTAAATTAAGACCTACCACTTTTTATGACACTATTGAGTTAGATAAGATGGTTGAACAATATCCTGCCGGAAGACAGGCACCAAGAATTACTTGGAAATTACAAAAACAAATTGTTGAAATTGGTGGAGATGGTGATAAAGGTAAAATAGCTATGTTTGTTGATACTTTACCAATTATGGATTCTAAATACATAAGAACATTTTTAAGAGATAATGAGCCGTCATTAGACCTTAAGAGAACAGCAAACGCCCCGTCAGGAGAACTGGTATCTTTCGAGATAACCTTTGGGGTGGAGTTTTTTCGGCCTTTCTTTTAATTACCGACAACTTCTAATTGAGGAATATTACTTGATGGCTAAATTCATTAGAACATCATATAGTGACTTCAACGAGATGCCGACTTATGTTAGAAAATTTTTAATAAACAGAATAATAGATGATAATACACCAAAGACGTAAATTAAAATATGTCTTTGGTGTATTTATTTATAAAACAAATTTAATATGCAAGACGCGGGAAAAAATTTAGATAAAAGTGTAGATTCAAGTAAGGGGATTATTGATGAATTTGCTAAGGCATTAAGAAGTAACATAGATGGTATTGGTGCGGTTATTGCTAAACTTGATGATGGTACTAGTTCACTTTTAAAACAGTTTGGTGTTGGTCAACAAATGGCTCAAGCGTTAAACGCTACAATGGCAGACGCTGTTAGTAATGTTAGAACTTTAGGTGGTGACATCGCGGATGTTATTAGTACTCAAGAAAAAGCGTCAGCGGCTTTAGGAAGAAATGTGATATTATCTGCTGAAGTTAATAAAGACCTTTACGCGACATTTAAAGTAACCGGAATAGAAGCCGGTAGAGTTGTTACGGCAATGAAAGATGTTGGTATTGGTACAGGTAAAGCGGCTGAAGAAATGAAAAAAGTTGTTGATATTGCGGCACAATCAGGTGTTAATGCGGCGGCGGTGTCTGAAAAAGTTGTTGCAAATATGGACGCACTTAACAAATATAATTTTGAGGGTGGTGTATCCGGTTTGGCAAAAATGGCGGCTCAAGCGACTATGTTAAG